TGGTGTTGCACCTACGAATGGGTTTGAAACCATGCCGTAACGAGTTTTGAAACCAATTTTTGGTTGGAAGGTTTCTTCCCCAACAGCACGTACCATTGTTAGTGGAACGTATGGGCAGTAGAACACGCCTGCGTCATATGGGTTAGTACCTTTGTATCCAACTGTGATATAATCAACAGTTGCATATGGGTCGATGTATACACGAGTACGACCGTTAAGAACACCAGCAAATGTGTTGCCTGTGTCGTCAACATTCAAGTTTGTAGATAGCGCTGGTGCGTAATCCAACATACCTGTTGCAGACAATGCAGAAGCAACATCAGAAGAAGTGATGATAAAGTTACCACGACCTCTACGAGTTTCTTTTGCGATTGTGTTTGCTTCACGCTCTAGTTGAACGATCAAGCCTTTGAACTTCTCAACTGACCAACGGCCATCTGCATCTGTAGAAAGATCGAAGATACCATTGATTGCAGTGTTAGCAGTACCTGCACCAGTTTTAGCTTGGCTGTTGATTGTACGAATTACTTCGCGGTTGATTTCAGCCAAGATCTCAGTTGACAGAATGTTTGCTAATTCTGTCTCAGCATCCAACCCGTGGATTGCTTTAAGATCTTGAGCAAGCTCTAGGCTGTACTCTGCTTTCAACGCACGTGACTTCGCAGTCACAGTTGCTTTTTCAATGGTGAAACCCATTTCGTTGAAAGAAGATGCTGGACCGGCACCAGATGAACCAAGTCCTTCAGCGTCTGCTGTATCCATACCGCCACCAAAGCTTGGACCAGTTCTATCATTATCGATAGAAGAGTCAGAGTTTGAGTCGGTTAGACCAGATAGACCAGAACCATCAGCACCGTGTGTAGCAGAAGAATCACCAGAGAATTTAGTGTCTGCTTCGTTAATTAATGCTTCAGTATTTGAAGTATCACCGCCATCGTAGCGTGACTTCATTGCGAAGATCAAGCCAGTTGGGCCAGTCATTGGCTGAACACCACATACATCGTATGCCATCATGTTTGGCATTGCACGACGTACAAGTGAGATTAGAATTGGATTCCAGTTAGCAGCGGAAGTAGTGTTATTTCCTGGAACTGCTTCTGCAATCAGACCTTCTTCGCGAAGTGCTTTTTCTTGGTTCTCAAGAACCATTGCAGTCACCGCGCGACGATGGGCGTCTTTGATGTTTCCAGCAGATTCCTCGTTAAGAACAGGAGCCCACTTTTCCATCATTGCTTGGTATTGGATATTATTTTCCATTTGTATTTCCCTTATTTATGAGTTCTTTTGAGAGCTGAGACATACTGGCTCATTGCTTCTGATACTTCTTCAACAGTACCTTCATCGTCCTCAACTTCTTCAGTCATAGACTCAGAGGTTTTGTTTTCAGATTTGAAATATGACTCTTTTAATGTTGCAACTTTTTCAGCAAATTTCTCTGCTGATTCAAATTCAACACCTTCAGCCAAATCTTCAAGCTTAGCAGCTTGAGTATCTGCAAGTTCTTTGGAAGCTTCGCGGAGAATATCTTTACGCTGAAGAGCTTCTAAGGCTTCTTTCAACGCAATAGATGTTTCGATCTCTTTGTTAAGTGCTTCTTCTAGTTCTTCTGCATGCTCAGATAGGTCGTCAACTAGGTCAACTTTTTCGTCTGGTACATCAATGTGAGATTCTACAAACAAGTCTTTCAACTGGCTCATAAAGTTCTCAGCAATTTCTGCACGTAGACCGTTTTGGATTGCAAGTTTATTATCTTCCATCCATTGTTCAACTACGTAGTTCAAATAGCCATCTACTTTTTCAACCATTTCTTCTTTTTCGGTTTTTAAAGCTTCTGACAATTGTTCTTCGTACTGCTCTTCCAAGCGATTTACTTCAGCGGCAACTTTAGAATTAATTGCTGCTTCGAAAATTAGAGCTGCTTTATCTTTGAAACCCTCAGATAGAGTTGCTTCTTCAGAAATAAGTGCACTTAAATCATCAGAAAAATCGTAATCTTCTTTTGGTTGTGCACCAGCATCTCTTACGCTTGCTGTGTGTTTATCAGGATCACCTGGAGTATGTTTATCTGCTTTTTCAGAATTGGACTTATCACCTTTACGCTTTTTAGCAGTACCGGTTTTAGATCCAGCCGCATCCACAGAAGCTACACTCTGGCTTTCCGCATTTTTAGGATCGTGAGCTTCATCAACGATTTCCTCGTTTTCATTGAGCTCAAGATCATGCTCTTCGATTTGATCAGTCATGCTTGACTCCTTATTTATTTTTCAGTAACGAGAGGAAATTTTTGAACTCACGAACTTGTGTCTCATAAGAGTAAGTACGCGGAGCTTGTTTAATTTCAGTCTCCATTCTTTCAATTTCTTGTGCTTGAATAATTCCATTATTCCAAACCCATTCAACACCTTCCATAATCCCATTAACAAATGCATCAGGTGCAGATGGATCTTGAACGATGTCAACAGTGTTAAGCATAAAATCATCCTTAACATACATTGCATTGTTCCTTTGCTCAAGACTTCCCATACCACGAGTTGAAACGCCCAGTTGTACACCACCCTCTAATAAACCTTTTACGATATTACCCATCGGTGTGTCTAATATAAGCGCTTTGCCCATCACATTATTATCATCCCAATCAAGTTCTGTAATGCGATGAGAAACTTTATCTAAGTTTACTGTTGGACCATCTGGATGGTTTAATTCACCAACAGCTCTCTTAGTATTAACTTGTTCCGTAACGTATTTGTCAACGGCTGATTCCATAACAGCCTTTGGATATATTCTACCGTTACGATTTTTACCTTCAGCTTGTGCAAATATACCTTCAATAGTATATGATTTACTACCGTCACCTTTTGCTTCAGTAACGTATCCAATTTCTTGATCAATATATTCTGCAATAAGCTTCATTGTTTTAACCTTTATATTGTTTAATAAATGTTGTAGCCATTTTCTTAGCTTCTTTTTCAGATGAGTATGTATCTAACATGTCACCATCTACATATGCTACAAATTTATTACCTTTCTTTTGAATCTTGACAGAAACTCTATCAATCTTCTTATTAAATATGACTTGCTCTCGAAAATCACTAAACTTCTTCATCCTCGAATTCGTCTTCTGCTTCAAGATGTTCACCTTCTTCTTCGACATCTTCAATATTGTCGTCGTCTTCGGCGTAGTCGGCGTCATCTTCCCATTCCTCTTCATCTTCGATAGCTTCATCAGCAATTGCTTCAATTTCTTCATCACTGACATCATCGTCTTCTGGCTCAACATCATTAAATACTTGCGCTGCCACGTTGATTTTTTCAGCGTCCAAAGCAGTATCAATTTTTTGACCCATTAGTTCATTGAATATACCATTGGCTTGGGCATAATCTTTTTGAACCATAGCATCAATAAAATTATTCATATCTTCCATTATTATCTCCTATTTATCAATTATTTATATAAAAATAGTTTTCTAACTATTAGAATATTAATTTTCTTCAGGCGGTTCCATATCAGGTTCCGCTTTGATTTGCTTATCCATTTCAGTAATGTCTTCATCACTAAAATGTAAAATATTTTTCATTACATAATCTCTGGAGAAATACATACCAACATATTGAGATATTTGATCTAAACTTGTTAAGCGTTCTCTCATAATCTCTGTATCTTTTAATTCTGAGAAATGATTATCTAAAGCAAAATCTACTTTAATATCATATTTCCAAGAGTTCCAATCTTCTTCAGTAATGATGTTTTTTAACAAGAGATTTTTACGTAACATATCTAAAAATAAACCAGAGAATCTACGACGTAATCTGTCAATAAATTTCTGAAATTTTATTTCATCTCTTGAAATTTCAGTAGCCCGACCAAGATTAAAACCTGATTCTTGTTCTAATCTATTTACTGGAACATTTAAAGCACGATATACACGTTTTTGGAAATAGATAATATCTTCTATTTGGCCTAAGTTTTCACCGCCTGGGAGAGTAGAAATTTCAGTGCCTCTACCACCTTCTTTACGTGGTAGCCAAAAATCTTCAAGCATAGACATATGCTTACGATCATCTTTTATTGCTCCAGAATTTGCATCATAGACAAGCTTGTTACGATACTTTGCCATGATGTTTTGCATATACTCCTCAGCTTTACCCTTAGGCAAATTACCAACATCAATATAGAATATTCTACGTTCTGGAGCACGTGCTAAACGATAGATGACCAATGAGTCTTCCATCATTCTTAATTGATTTACTGGTTTCACAGCTTTATGTAAATGTGAAACAACCTTTTTTCTAGTTTCATCTAAAACACCTGATGTAATATAACTAATAGCATCAGAAGAAATTTTAACACCAGTGTTCATTTTCCCTGGTTTTTCTTGATAAATGTAGTATTCATCTACCTTTTCAATTATCTTAGCACCAGTCTTTGGATCTTGTTTTGATTTAACTTCTTTAACTTTTCTTATTTTTGTAGCATCAATATATCTTGCTTCTTGAATACCAAGCTTAGGGTTTGCATCATCAATAATTAAATGATGATATAGCCTGCCATCAGTATACCATCTACGGAAAATATCATGACCATTATTTGAAAAATCTAGCAAATTTAAAACGTTTTTAAATTCATCACTTATAGTTTTCTTTACAGTCTCTTTCATTTCAACATCATCTAAATTAATTTCTATGGTTTGATCTAAGCCACCAGCAATAATTGACTCGTTTACAATATCCTCAATAGCCATATCTACTTCAGGGTGCATTGAAACCCCTCTGTATTTCATAATTAATTGAACATTGTCTTTAGCTTGATCACCATTAATATCTACATATTGACCATAATGGCCAGCTGCACCTGAAGTGACATATCCAGAACCATCCTCGTCTTGAGGTGGAACAATAGAAACTCTTTTCTTTTCTTCCTTTTCAACTTTAGGAGATCTTCTAATCTCAAATCCGAAAAGTTTTACACTATTTGGTTCTGCCATATTTTTATCCTAATTACAGTTACAGAGAGGGGTGTAACCCCTCTCCGCTTTATTTTATCTATACAACCTTAACTAGTAGTATTTGACTCCCAGTACTGCATTTGGAACTCAACAGTGAACTCTTCAATTGTGTCGTTCGTATCATATGCTAAATCAATAGCGCTTACATTAGTTGGGAAAGCACTTTTAATTACATATGATTTTAGTTTAACACCATCTTTATCCAATTGATCTACAAAAAGATCAGTTTGATAATCAGCTGGATTTGTTAAACCTGTGTTGGCTGCATGTTCATTAATTGCATTCATCCAACGTTCCATTGAGTTTCTTACAGTAAAATCAGTGTCATTAATAATTGTTACTGTCCAAGGTTCAAAGGTTCTGTCTCCTGCGATTTGTAACTGTCTACCACGGAATCCAACAGGAATTGATGACATCGTTGATGCCGGTAATTGCGCTGCTTTTGCCATAAATGCAGTTTTTACTACATCACCTTGAGCATTAACTGCTGGCGGAAATGTAATAATACATTGAAACAGATTAGGGCGTGCACCGCCACCTTTAAGTTGAGATTTGAAATCTTCGATTCTAAGAATTGCCATTTTCTAATCTCCCTACACTGTACCGACGATTTCTTCAAACGCAACACCGGTTCTAGCAGCCACAAAATTAAGAGTGACAAAGTTAATAGAACGTGCTGGTTTAATGAAAAGGTTCGAAATAAATTCGTTTCTGTCAATTACAGCTGCTGTATTGTTAGTTTCATCACATACAACTCTAAAGTCTGTGATACCTCTTCCACCTTGAATTTCTCTCAAGAATGGTTCAACAATACTTACGAACTCAGCTCTTGTGAATTCGTCATTAAATTCAAACAAGACATTCTTAGCTGCAGCCGCAATTGATCGTTCAATAACTAAGAACAATCTACGGACATTAATTCTATCGAATGCAGAAGGTCTAGATAAATGAGTTTTATCACCATATAACAAGATTCCTTCACCAGGAATATTTGCTACAGGATTGATACCCGCTTTATATAGAGTGTCTCGCTCTGTTTTATTAGCACTGTATGCTAACGATGTAACACCTAAATACTGGCCTCTTCTTGATCCTGCTGGTGAGAACCAAGGTGCTGCATTAACAGCAGTTGATGCCATAATACCCGCTGTAGAAGATGCAGCAGGAATAAAGATGTATTGATCGTTATATTTATCGTATACTTTTAGGAAGTTATTATCTACCGCTAAGTATGAAGATCTTGTTAAACCATTTAGTGCTGTAGTTGTATCGGTTACTTCTGAACCACTATTATTTACAACCGCTGCTCTATTTGGCGATGCTACCACCATACAATCTTGTCTACCGTCTTGTGCAATTGCTACTAAATCATTTACTACTGTTCTATGATTAGAAGCAGATGACATGCTAGGTGCGATTAAGAAATCAACAGTAGTAGTGTCGATATCTTCAAATAAATCAAACCCTGTTGCATATTCACTTGTGGTAAGAGAATCTGATTGAACACCAGAATCTAAGCTTGCACTAACGCTATCGCTTAATGTTCCAACCACATAGACCCAATTTGATCCATTATTGATAACATTTGGTGCATAATTGTCAGTACCATCTGCTGTTTTAGTACCAGAAACAGTTGACAAGAACTGCCATGTTTCTAACACTTCACCAGCGGTACCAGTGATATCACCGTCTTCGTCAATAACTAAAACGTGAACTTCATTACTATCCGGTGCCGCATCAAATTGACTTTGCTGTGCTGAATCAAATTGACTTGTAAAATTGTTTGGTCCGGCTGTAATAACTTTTAAGCTGTTACCAAGTGTACCTGGATAACGAGCTGCGAGGCTAACACCATCTGAATCTAAGCCTGATTCGCTTACATCAAAATGTGCCTCGTTTCTAATTTGTCTGGCGGTCCCTGCGTCTACAGCATTAACTGCTGCAGCTGTAGCTTCTCTAACCACATATAAATCTGAAGAGTACCTTAAGTAATATGCGGCTGAGTGGAAGTCTACGGAATTAGTTGCTTCAGGGGCACCAAATTTTTGTACGAGTACTCCTTCATCACTTACAAGAATTGGTTCCCTAACTGGACCCCAATTGAAATCGCCTACATATGCTCCAATAGGGGAAGTAATTCCTGGAACAACACTTGTTAGGTCAATTTCTCTTGTCGTGACTGCTGGAGACGCTGATGGATTGAATGCCATATGTCTCTTCCTTTTCCATTTTTCTAATTATAAGTTTTTACATGATACGAATTTTCAATTATTACTATTTATAAAAATTAAATATCCCACGGATCTTCTCTAACTTGCCAAGGATCATCAGGTTTCCAAGGCTCAGCTTCTTCAACGATTCCATTATCATAAAAACCAAATGGTACCATATTATCTTCTATTTCTCTCATTCTTTGTTCAAACATCATTTTCTTTATATTAATATCGGTAACTTCTCCAAAATAACTTGTGCCAACAAAATAACCAAATAAAACCAAATTCATTACTAAATCATCATGATTACCATCAGATGCTTCAAAGCTTTGTCCTTTTGCTACAAAGGTAGATACTTCTAAAATAGTATCTTCATCTACAATATCTAGTTTATTCTCTTCTAATAAATCTTTAAAAGATGAACAGCCAATTCTTTTAACTTTTCTATTCATATTAATTCCAAGAGAATCTGATTTTATAGTGGATTCTACAAACATATTTTCATATTCTAAATCATGATATAATCCATTACAAACAACCATTCCTACATCATTTGATTCTACAACAATTAATGCTTCATTGTAAGAATTTGCATATTTATAAATAATATTTGGGAAGAGTAATGGAGAGATAAGATTGTTGCGATATACAGCAACCTGCTTAAAGGGCCTTACGCTAATGTCGATCACATTAAATGTACTAAAGTCCTGTCCTCTTCCCTTCGCAACATCTACCATTAATACATAGTCATGTGTTTTTTCAGTTTCTTCATATATCTTTACACCTTCTGGTGTAACCATTATAGGTTCTTTCCTTCTCAATTTTAATAATGTGTCAGCATTAATTAAAGTATCACCGGTACCAAAGAAAGTATTTCCAAATTCTTGATCAAATTGAATTTGAGACGTATTAGCAATTGTTTGTTCTTTCCATTGTTCATCACGTCCTGGAACATTCCACCAATCAACTCTAAATGATTTATATTCGTTTGTTCCTTGTTCGGCTCCTTCCCATATTTTATGGAATACATTGCCAATACCATTTGCTGTAGAAGTAATAATAACTTTTGTATCAATACCTGATGAAATAACAGGATATGTTGAAGTATAGAATGTAGCATCGTTTTCAACAAATGCAAATTCGTCAAGATACAATAAAGAAACAGACATACCACGAATAGA